GGTTGTAATCTCCGTCTTGAGTATAACTTCTACCAATAACAGAACCTGTTTGGAAATATAATCTTAAAGCATCTTCGGGATTATAAGCATTACCTGTCCCGAGGTCCACTTCATTTAATCCATCAGCATCTATGAATACACCATCAGGTACAACTCTAGATATAACTTGTTGTAGCTTCAAGTGTGTAACCTGAATTAAATCAGCAAAAGGAATCATTCTTCTAACTAAAGATTCAATGGCACCTTTATACATTCTTGGTGCTACTGCTACATAATTAGGAATAGCGTGTTGAGTTGCAGATTGTGGTCTAACCATATTCTCCATCAACTGCCACTTCAAAACTATGTTGGTTCCCATAACCATAACACCTTCATACCAAACGTCAATAGTCTTAGATACCTTTTCAAAGTTTTGTTCCTCCTGCATTTCAACAGGTGGATTGAATTGGTCATCCTTTTCAATCATACTAACGTTACCGTTGTCTTTTACTTTTCTTTTATAAACTACCTTCTTTGTAGTTTTGTAATTAAAGTACATAACTGTGGCAGTATCTTTATAGAATATATCATTCTCATAAAACTGTGCAGTATTATAATAGTCATACCAACTCTGAGAGTATTGTGATATTTCCTCTAAGTCTTTGTTGTCTAGTGTAGGGTCTATCTTTACTAATTCAGTAATAGGTAATGTTTTAATTTCCCCCCAATAAAAACAATCTTTAAAGTGTGGGTCTTCTGTATAGCTATAAACAATATTAGCCGGGTCAACGTAATCAACCTTAACACCTGCTCCGGGTAAGAACTCGTGTTTAGCACAAGATATTCCTATAACTGCTAAGTCATAATCCAATCTTTTTCTAGTATCGTTATATTTATTAGATTCAAACAAAGTGCTAATGGCTTCCTCCTCTGCTATTTCAATAGCAGGTTTGTAATTCATTTGCATATAAAGTTTTAGTTCTTCATCTGAGTTTGGAAGTGAATCAGGTTCAACGGTAAAAGGATTAGCACCTGTCTTTTTTTGTATAGTTTCGAGCATAGGTTTAGCTACCATTTGCCCTTCTACCATTTGCTGATATTTACTTCTCTTAGATTGAGACAATGCATCTTGAGCATATGACTTAACGTGAAACTCACGGTCTTGCATCCCGTTAACTACAATGTCTACGAACTTAGGTAGAACGGGTACAGGTGTCCAATCTAAATTTAGATAAGACAAATCTCCGTCTACTGCTAATTCGTTTTTATATTTTCCTGTGGACTGTTCTCCTCTTGCATATAATCTTAAACGGTTAAAATCCCTCCATTGATTATAATATCTACATTGATTCCCATCCTTTTTGAACCATTCATATTGAATAGCTTGACCAATTTGTAACCCGAATTCGACAGTTTCTTTCTCTGAATCAGATACAAATTGACTTGGAAACCCTGTAGATGATATGTTTATGTTTACGTTTTTCATCTAATTATTTCGCTATATTTACCCTTATTACTATACCTTGCAAAGTTAACCTTTATTTTTGAAACTTTTTTCTCAGGTAAATAGAGGTGTTTCTGCGTTGCCATAATAGCCAACCCTGAACTTATTGATGCATCAAACTTAGTTCTGTTACTAATATCGAACTTTGCCCAATCCTCTAAGGTCCTAATAAAAACCATATCTCCCATCTCCATATCTTCCTTCATCCCTATACTGCTTTCAATATAAGACTCTATTGCAGATGCGTGTGCTTGTTTCACATCCTCACTAGAGTTAGGTATACCTCCCAATTCCTTTTCTGTTTTAGATAACTTTGTATAAATCTTGTCAGGTCTATTCATACAGAAATTTCTGTACCCCCTGTTTTTAAAATGATATAACAATCTAGGTTTATTATTCTCTACCAATATTGGCATACCATAAAACACACAAGCTTTTAATACATCTTCAAAAAATATCTCAGCAGTCTGTGGTCTTGCTACATATTCTAAAAAGAATTCATTACTTGGTGCCTCATCCATATTAAACATAGTCTTACCGTGAAGTGCTCCGTTAGAACCACCACCACCAACTACACCTGATATGTCATAACTATCACATCCAAAGGCACCTATATGATTATTGCCCGGATATTTTAGTCCTCTTTTTTCTATTACATTATTTTGCAACGATGCATTTGGAGTCCAAGATACATAAAATCTACCTCTATTATCAGGGGAAAAAATTACCTTAGAATCTTTTACACCATTCTGCCAACTTAAATTTCCACGAGTAACGTGCTGCTGAATGATTAATGAATCATTATAATCTATTTGTTGGTATATCTTTGTGAGATTAAATATTGATTGTTTGCTTTCATCTCTAAATGCGTGAGACTCAGTTCTTGGGAACTGTCTATAATATTCATTCAATGCATCAGGGTCTTGTTTAAGTGAAGCTACTTCTGCTTCCCAATAATCAATAGCACCCTGTTTTATCATTTCATTGTCGATTCCTAGCACAGGTTTTTTAGGAGTATTAAAAACAGGCATTCCATACCTATCTATAAACCCCTCCATATTCCATTCCATTGGGATAAAAAGTGAATACATTCCACTTTTGGTTTGACCATTTGCATTTCGTGTTCCCGAATAAGAATCTGTATATAATTTTTTAAAGTTGCTACCTCCTTTGTCTAAAGCATTTGACGTAGAACCCATCATACATTTGCCAATAACTTTACTACCTAATCGAAGACAAGTCTTTGTTACTCTCCAATTGTTTAATATGTTATTTGGTTTTATCCATTTACCACTTTCATCGTGAACTAATAATAATAATTTCTCACCATCATAACTATTGTCGTCTGTATTTTTCCAATCAATTGTTGTATCCAAACCATACAACTCATCTTCAGTTGTATCATACATATTTTTCTTTGTAATCTTAGCAGCAGGTATTCTAAAAGCTAATTCTGTTTTTGGCTTATCCATACCATCCATAATTGGTTTGAAGAAAAATGGCAACCTACTATTAATTGGAACAACCTTATCTGTAAACATCTTCTTAGCATCAGAACCTGTCTTTGATAGTATACCTACCCTAGAATCTTTTGCTAATGTACCTGTGTTAACACATTCGGATGATGACATAAAAGAAAACCCTGAACGTCTTATCTTTAAATAAATCATACCGAAGCTTCTTTTGTCAGCCTTACAAGCTTCCCAATATAAATACAATATTCTGTTTGCTTCTCTGAAGTCAGGGTACCCAACATCTATGCTCGTCCATTGAAGGTACATATAGTGTGCACCTGTAATATAGGTAGGTACTCCATTAGACATAAACCATAAACCTTGTTCTCTTCTATCGAACTCTGTCTCTACATAGTCTACCCATCTGTCTTTAAATTCAGAAGACATTTCATTCCATTGAAATATAGAGTTTATTTTATTTAATGCTTTAGGTATTTCGTTACGCTCCCAATACTGTTCGGACTTTGTTTTACTCCTAGAGTTTATTGTCTTAGGTGGTTTAGGTAGTGCAATACGAAGTCCTGATATCTCAATAACATTTTCAATCTGTCCGGTTTTAGATATAACAATAAAGCCATACTTCTCATTATAGCCATATAACCACGTTCTCGCCCTGTTCTTTGACGTTAAAACATTTTTTGGTACAATGCCTTCAAGATTAATGTATAAGTTATTTAGACCTTCGCTCTGCAAATCCTTGTTTAGTTTGTGTTTTACTTACTCCGTTTTCTAAAGAATCAATAGCTTCTTGTTCTGATTCTATTCTGCTTAATATTTCAAATGCATCCATAATACAAAGCTTCTTTGTCGCTGCTGCATTTTTTAATCTATCTGCCGACAAGTCATCCTCGGGGTCGTGCTTAATAATCGCTTCCTTCGCTACCTGTATCAGTTGCTCTACTGCCCTGTGACCTGCTTCTATTATTCTTAATTTTATTTCTTTTGATTTCATTTCTAATACGCTTTGTTTTTTTTAATGGAATATCTTCATTCCATTCGTCTTCCCAATAAATATACTTACTCATTTTTATAAAACATTACATAAACTATTCTACCCTCTTCCCAACTAATGTTTGGATATTTACTATGAAAATAATTAGCAGGGTAAGAGATAAGTCTATTTGGCTTATATCCTACAACACTTTTTAACTCCCACATATCTAAGTTGTTAGAATCATTTTTCAACATTTCATCAAACCCAAAGTTTGATATTTCAGTTGGCATTGATTCACCCATTTTTTTATGTGACCAAAATGCAGTACCGTGTAAGTCTTTTGATTTAGATTCTGATAAATACAAAACTACTGCTCTATCGGGTTTTTCATTTTTTATAATAGTATCTGCGTGTATCCTCCAATCAGTATCAACCTTGTCAGTCGATACTCTAAAAAATTGTAACAAAGGTTTTACAGGCTTTCTCTCTATAAACTCTAACTCAAATGAAACTAATTCATTAAACGATTCACTACTTGGTTGAACCCAAAAAGACTTCTCTCCTGTATCCACCTCATTAAATTTATTACTATTCAAGTGATTCATTAATTGAATATAAGAAGACTCACTAAGAAAATTATCTTTTATGTATATCATAGTTTCATAGTAATCTGATGGTCATACATTCTATAAAGCTTTTCCCCGTCAATATTAAACTCATATTCATTCGTTAACACCTTGACTAATTAAATATTTGTTTGGGTATTTAACTATTCCAACCAATGGTTCTTCTTTAATGTTTTTATAAAGATACGAATCTTCAGGTTTTGTAGGTTTAATGAAACAATACCTATCTACTGCATTCCAATTTTTACCATTGTGATACGCAAAGAATTGCTCAGGTTCAACAAAGAACAAGTCATCTTTAAAGTAGCTACGTCCACTTTGCTGATTACCTTTCATATCATTATAGTACTTGAAAACATTATGGTGTACTAACAAAAAATCTCCCACCTTTATTGGACCTTTATATCCAAGGGGGAGTTCTATTACTTCTGCTTTTCGATTTGAAAATCTAAAATCTTCCTGAGACGTACTTACAATAAAGTCTATCCCACCAATATTTTTTGTGTTATTATACCTTTTACCTTTTACAGGTTTAGTAATAAATGCAAATGGTGATTTCATAATTTAATTTATGAGCCACAACCAATACAGTCTATATGTGAATCAGTTGGCTTGACTCCATTTAATTTCATTTCAATATTGTGAATCTCATCAGCAATACCCATCTGCTCCATCCAATCAGACGTATCTTCTTTTTGGGTTTTAAGAACCTCTATTTTTTCTACAAGTTCTTTTCTTTCCTGCTCTGACATTATAAAAAGTTTATATTATATTCTATAGATATTGGCATAGCATTCGTGAATTCTTTCCACAATACTATTTCTCCATTACTCTCTATGTATATTAATATTGAACTACGAACCTCATTAAGTTTAATCAAATGAATAACATAACTTCCATTCAAAACAGACTGCCCTACAATATAATGCATTGCACCTGACTTATAATCAGGTCCTACTGAAACCTTTCTAATGTCCATAGTTATTTATTTAGGATATATCCTTAACTCAAAGTTGCCATCATTAACATCTGCAGATGAAGGATTAAAATTAAAATCTAGAATATCTAGAGTAATTGTTTGATTGCCATCTTGTGATTTGTAGAAGACTTGTTGTCTTGAGCTTTTATCTCCTGCAGTTCCATTACATAAAACTAAAGTATCATTTGTCAAAACTCCCGAGTATCTAATAATTATATTCTCCCCTGATAAGCCTGTTACTCTCTGCCAAGTAAATGTACCACCTGTAGTATTTTCTAATTCGTTTACGCTAACTGAAGTACCAATAGTATTGAACCTTGCAACATAAGTTGTATAAGGCAATGAAGCACCACCACCTGCAAAATCAATTACATTAGGAGTACCGGTAGTCATTGTAACTCCTGAACCTGTAAATTCAAATGTTCCTATAGCAATAGAACTACCTACCTTAATACTGTTTACAATTGAAGGAAGAGATTGATTAAGTTGTACTGTTTTAACCCCTTGTGCATCAGTTGATGTGGTTTTAGTTATACCTCCTCCCGGAAATACTTTGTCTGCCCAATAACCTGCTTGAGTATCTGATGCATCAATTTTAAACTTGACATCTTCATCAGTTCCTGAATCATCTATAAATACAGTATTACCTACTTCAGTAACAATGATTCCACCTTTACCTTCAAAGTTTACATTGGGTCCCGTTGCAGTAGTATTGATACTTGTAATTCCACTACCACCTCCACCTGAGTATTGAGGTATATTTAAAACACCTCCAACTAAGGTTGCTGCTCCTGAAGTTCCTGTTGTTGTTAGTGTGAAATCACCAACACCTGTTGTGTCTAAGAATATAGTATTACCTACTTCAGTAACAACCAAGCCACCCTTGCCCTCAATGTTTACATTAGGACCTGTAGCAGTCGTGTTGATACTTGTGAGTCCACCACCACCAACACCTGTTGTATCTAGGAATATTGTGTTACCAACTTCGGTAACAACCAAACCTCCTTTACCTTCAATGTTTACGTTGGGTCCTGTAGCAGTTGTGTTAATGCTAGTAAGTCCACTACTACCACCTGAACCGGTAATAATAATATCATCACCGGAAGTACTAATACTAATACCTCCGGCTCCGACTAAGTTTAACACACCTGTTAATGTATTTAATGACTGAACCGAAGAACCTCCTCCGGGGACTAACGCAATAATGTCTCCAATTTTATAGTTCATAGTCAACGAAGAATTATCTACGTTGGTTCCTATGACCTTATCATCTAATGTTGGTAATGCATCTATTGCATAAGTCTTTATTCTTGCCATTATTCTACTTTTTCTAGCTTGTCTAGTGCTTTTACCTCTCCTGTCTTTACATCAATTTGTGAATCAGAACCATACTTTTCAGAAAGTGCTAGTTCTACTTTTGCATACTCTACTTTTAAATCATCAATCTTTCCTACGATTGAAGTCTGTTGTAGTACTGCATCACCTAATTGCATTTTCAATTGGTTAAATGCGTTCAACATTGATTGAACCTGTGTCAATTCTTGCTCTGTTAGTTTTTTACTTTTTGCCATTTGATTTATATTAAATTAATTATTAGTTACAAAGATATGAATTTTTAAGTTACCTCGATGGCTCAAACTCGCAAGGACTTAATAGTATACAAGTAGTGGTGCCATCATCAAAAGTGATTTGTAAAAAAGGTTGCTTTCTTTCAAGGAAAAAATCTTGCCTT